TAACTTTCATTAAACTGACTCCCCTTTAATAATATCAATCAGTTTATCCTTCGGGTCTTTATGATCAATCCCCTTCAGGATTTTTCGTGTCCCCTTCTCTGTCTCACCAAGAATTACATAATACTCCTCCAGACCATCGATTGCAACCCTTTCCATGTGAACATTTGTATATCGATCATCTCCCCGATATTGCTCAACGGATTTAACTGCGTCGGTATAATTGCTTGGATACTTCGCCAGGTTAGCTTCGGCGACCACATCCATTGCCAGTTCGATTTGCTGTCGGTTCAGTCCCGCCCGATACCCCGCACCGATTGTGACAACAAGTAGGTCAACGAGGCTGTCCAAAAAGTCTGCTCGATTCTCCTCTGTCCACTTCCCATCCTTGAGGAATTGCATGAATGTTTCGTCCATTTCACGGGACTCCTCCTCAATCAATTCGAGTCCTCCGATCATGTTCTTATAGGTCTGATCTTGAGGGCATCCACCAAGTTGATTGAAGAGATAGACTTGATTTAAAAATTTATTCACTTTAAGATTCCTCCAATTACTTCTGTTTAAGATAATGAATACACTTGGTCAGGATGTCTGGCGAATGTCTGGCCATTGCAATTGTAGCATTACATCGGTTACAGATCAAGCCCAAAATCCATGGTTTTCCATCGTGATCCACTTGATGATCGACGTGAAGCTTGTTGTCGTCAGCATGTTCTTGTCCACAAATTTTACAACAATAATCCTGACCGCGTAAAATGTCGTTGTAGACTGATTCCGATATCCCATACCGTTTACGTAGTTTATAAGACCTATCCCCCAATGTCAAGTCCTCCGTATTAAGTAAGAATTTTATGGATTGTTTCAGCAGTGAACCAGACGAAACCATTTCGGTCAGCCCATTCTGCCATAGTTTGTCGCGTCCCGTCCTTTCGCTTGGATGACCAATGAATAGGCTGATCTGGCTTCTCGAAAACAAATACTAGAATCTGATCCTCTCTCAGTGCTTCTCGAATCCAACGGTATTTGGATGCTTCTTTACTGTCGTTAAAAATTGACTTGGCCTCGATTATCCATTCGATTCCTTTTGCGTCAGTGTATACAAAATCGGGTTCGTACACATGATGTGACACATAAGGAATCTTGTCTGGGTGAAACTTGGCGACCTTCAGCGGACCTTCAGCCAGAGATTTTTCTACTAGAGAATCGTAAGGTGTACCTTTTAGTGATTTTGGTTTAGTGCGGAAATATCTCCCTTGTTTGGCCATTTGTTACTCCCTTTTATGCGGTGGTGTATAGGGCTTATCTTTTTCTTTAAGTATCCAAGCTAATGTCATATTTTCCAAAAACAGTTCCTCGGCAGTCTTAGTCAAGTTCCAACCGTCCCAGGATTCGTAAGAGTATTCTTCCCCAAAATAATTCTTGTAAGCATTAACTGCCGCCTCATACATTTCTTCCTCTGTTTCACAACCTTCAAGAATCTTTTCTGCTTTCTTCATGCCGACTTTAGGGATACCATGAAATCCGTCCGTCGCATCGCCTGCAATCCCCTGAAGATAATTAAAGAGTAATGCTTCTTCGGGTGACGTATAGATAAACTTATCTTTCTTAAAATCAAAGTGATAGCCAGGAATCCCTTTGATTATGTCTTTATCGACGCCTGTATGGATAGGAGTTTTACCCCTCTTTTGTAGTGCAATCATTCCCACACCTACTTGATCATCTCCCTCAATCCCATCCGTTGTCACAGCAGAATAGGTGTCAGTTAAATGTTTTACAATACTGTCGATCCAGAAGGGCTTTGCTACACCTTTTCTGTTATGTCCGTATTCGTGTAGTGTAGCGACTTCATTTCGGAAGTTCTCCTTGCCAGAAAGGTAGAACTTGTAATGATCCGCCTTCACACGTTCCTTAATGAAATTAATGATTGTGTCACATGCTCTGATTGCGTGTTCTTCTTCACCGATAATTTTCTCAGGTTCCCGGTAGTAACCAGATGTGTCAATATCAAATATAGTCCACAATTCATCAATATGTTGGTCGGCTTCTTTAGCTGAAGAAAACTTCCCTACATGTGTCCCGTCCGGTTTGAATACATGCCACCAAGTCTTCTCAGCGGCAAAGCCTGCGGAATATTTTAATACATCCGCATCGATGAAACAGTAATCATACTTGTCAGGAAATTCCATGTTATTCACCTACCCTTCCAGTCATCACTATCAGTCCCATTGTACTCCTCCAAAGCCTTCGTCATATCCTCTGCCGCTCCTTTCAGGAAGAATAACTGAACAATACGTAGCGGCAGGGTAAATGGCCAGAGGAAATGCTTGGATGTTTCAATCAGTGTGTGCAGAACCATAAAGAAGTATCCGGCTATTGAATCCATTACCTTGATTGCTTGACTGAAATGATAACACTCAATCAATGTTCCGATCAGGATTCCCGCACAGTAGATATAGAATAGGATTTGTATCATTTGTTACCTCCCAATAGAGAAGGGGCCATAAAGACCCCTTGGATGTTCTAATCAGTACAGTTCTTCGTCATCAAAGACAGGTTCCTCATCAATCACTTCCTGCTGAACACTATCCTCAAAATCTCCTGACATATCTACTGAAATCCCAAGCACATCATCTTCGATAACACCACCCTGACCGGAAGATTCAAACGGAACATGATCCACCACAACAATCAGGTTCGGATATACAACCAGTTGTTCGTCTTGGTTAACGTAGCCCCAAAGTTTCACATGGACAACAGTACCATTACCAAGCAGCTTGTCTTTGGGCCAATCGTTACCGTCTGAGTCCACAACCTTCAGGACATTCTTACGACCTTTTTTGCTGAACTCATCTAGGGAGAGTTGCATCCCGTGGAGTCCTTCCATATCGTCGTAACTGAAACCATCTTCCTTGAGTTGTTTGGACAGAGGGTACTTGATGCGCTTTTTCTTGTTCTTTTCTCGTCCGACCTCTTTGAGTTCCTTGTTGATTGCCGCACCACCTTCATCAAATGGGGACTCAAGTTTCTCTCGGGTGTCACCATCAACAAATACAGTCAGAGCATATTCCTTATCGGTAGACTGGTACTTGTTTTGTGGTTCAAATACCTTAGCAAAATATACCGGAACATTTTTCAGGTAGACAAATTTACCTGATTTCGGTGCGTCCTTAACAACAACGTCAGTTTTGATTTGCTTAGTCATAAGTAGTTTCTCCTGAGTCTAATTTAAACGAATTGCCAATCGTCTTGCATGGACATTTCTTGTTGGCGTTCTTGCTTGCGTTGCTTCTTCACTTTCTTCCGTTCCTCCTTGGAAATCCTTTTACTATCTTGTCGCGCAATCTTTCCTGGCTGCTTCTTAATCTTCTCGAATCCTCCGACTTGTTCCAGATCGTCCGCATCAAGGTAGGCTTGAATCATATCATTCAGTTCGTTCATCTGTCAACCTTATTTTGCCCAAAGTTCTTTTGCTTTCTGAAGTGCTTTGATGAGATTGTCAATATCTCTCATATAAATCTCAACCAAATCACCACTCGCCGTTTCAATCTCAATAACCATATCACTACAACAAACTCTATTTATATATTCTCCATCTGCAAATTTTAGTTTGGTAATTTCAACATCCAACGGATTCCTAATATCAATTTCCATTTGTTCCTCCTTTAAGCAAATTTCTTGTAGATACTGTTCGTCACTCGATCCAGCGTGACTTCCATGAAAGAATAACCCTCGCCAATGCTAATGTCAACCAAAACTTCTACTTCGACTGTGTCGTGGTCAACCTTGCTGAACCGTACCATATAGCCACCAGTTCCGGCGAAGGAGATATCTTCATTGAATGCGTAACGCTTGATTGTATCATAAATGTCCTGTTCCCATTTGTCAATGGATTTTTCGCAGAGTGCATTGTTGAAATGAAGATATTCTGCGACCGATTGAATCTGGTTGGGGTCTAGTATCAGGTTAATTTGGGTTGGGTTCATTTGAGGCTCCTTTTATGACTGTGTGTATAGATTAGTTTGTTTGGTTGGGTTTGTCAAGTCCCCTTCACGACATTTTTCCAGGTATACCTCCTTAATGTAAATCCTTCATATTCGGCCCCTGTTCAATGTCTACCCGGAACCTGACCGGAACATCAATTCCATAGACCTTTTTGTAGTGTTGTGGTATAGACACCATGATCTCCTCGGCATCTTTCATAACCTGTTCTGCAACGTCATTATGACAATCAAACCAAAAACAGTCGTGAACAGAATTTATTATGAATGCCTTCCCTCCATAGTTACTTGTCTCAACAAACTTCCTCCACAATAATCCTGCCACAGCCAACACCATTTCACCAGCAGCACCTTGTACAGAGTAGTTCTTCATTTCTGTTGGTTTGAATGATGTCGGCACACCTTCCCGAACAAGAAAGTCTGGTGCATCATACTCCGTGAATCCATAACGCTTCCCTGTGGGTGAAGGATGCCATCCGAAGTGCCTTGGATAACCACGGAAACTTACCAAATCTGTCTTCTCTGCATTATTCTTAACAGTCCGTGCTACCCATTTGTTGTAGAAGTTCACCTTCGGGTAAAGCTTATCCTCAGCATCAATCAGTGCCTGGACTTCATCTTCAGGCATACCAGTGGATGCTGC